GCTGCACCTGTGTACAGCGCCATCTTAAATGAGCCAGACGTAAAGTTGTAGACACCGTTCATTAGCCCGGTGGCAAACGCATTGGTAGCGCCTTGTTCAAGAGCCATCAGGTCACCGCCTGTCTATATTGACCAGAACGATAAGCATCCTGACGCTCCATACCATCGCCCAAACGTTTAGCTAACGCAAGTGCTTCTTGGTACTTACCGTTGTACAGCGCCATCATGTCTTGCTCACCCTTCATGTAGGTGTAAGCTTCAACCAACGAGCCATACAAAAGCACTGAGTCAAAGTTGTCACCAAGCCATGTAGTTGTCGCAGTTACAATAGACTCTGGGTAGTAGTAATAGTGCAACTCAACGGGATAGCTACCATCTGGTGTAGGGCCGAGGATAAACGTTAGCTCTGCATCATTAGTAGACTGAGGGCCAAACAACGCATAGTACTTTGGAGCGCCAGTATCACTAGCTCTTGGGTATGCTTGACGAATAAAGTTCACGTCTTTGTTTAGCAAATACTCGTAATCACCTGTAGCTAACGTACCGTCTACCACAGCCATTGAGTACACCGCCAAGAAGTCCGACGGGCAAGCTAAGTACTTATTGCTGGCGGTTGTTACTCCTGTCACGTTCTTGCGAAGTGATGGAAACTGAACGGTATTGTAAATACGCTGCTCAGCTTGCTGAACGAACACGGGGATATTAGCCACGAAATCTGCTTCCGTGTTCTCCGTGTACGCTTGAATAGCAGTGCTGAGTGCGGCGTAATTCATGCCATCGGGCCTCGAGACATCAGACCTTTAGTAGCCGCACCTGTACCGCGCATCTTGATGCCGCTGGTCTTAGTTGGCTTATAGCCTTGGCTACGAGAGTTAGCCACGTTAGTGGGCGTCTCCCGTAGGTATTTAGCGTTGTCTTCTACACCGGCTTCTTGGATAGGAGCAGGTTTAGGCTGACGGTAAATTTTTGTAGCCATGATTAGCCTCCACGACCAACAGAACGCTGGTTCATCACTTTAGCCATGTTGCGACCATACTTAAGCATGTCGCTGTTTGTCTTACCACCAGCACGAAGTTTGGTTGGGGTCTTGCCGGGGTGCATGTTTTTCTCATGCTTGCCAACAGCAGACTTAATCATCTTCTTGTCTTGGGCTAAATCTTTCTTGTCCATGTTCGACTCCTTATGTCGTTGTAACCGTAACTGTACCAATTTCCACGTTTAAAACCAAGTAGTTTGGTGTTAAACCATCATCAGGGCCGCGTGCCCCACCAACGGGGTTCCATCCCCACTGAAAAACTCGACTGCCCTGCTCTGGAAACCCATTAGCATCTACTGCGGTGCTATTGGTATTTGTAAGCTGTAACCCACTCAAACCAGACTGATAATAACTCCGATCAGGGCGAGGATTCCTCAAGCCTTGTGGATCATCAACCGGGTACATACCCAACTGCAACTGTGGCTGATCGGGATCCCAGCACTCAGGGCAAACCAACAAGTCGTAGTTTTTCGTCTTGATGATTTCTTTACGCAATACTTTTAACTTGAACCGTTGATCGCAACGGTCGCACTGCGCAATCGCCCATTTGCCAGAAGCAAACCGATTACTCATCAGGTGCCCCCAATATACTGCTGACGAGGTACAAACCGCACAGCGGCCTTCTCTCGGTCTTCCGTAGCCGCCAACTCCCATGCTTCGTCGTATTGTTGCTTTAGTACAGGTAGGCGCTCAGCGCCACCGGCGATCTTTAACGCCAAGTAATACGACAGGCCAGCGGCCAAACATGGAATAAATCTAAACGGAATGTCCATCACGTTCACACCACCACCCGCATCCTGCGTGCGGCGTAGACGCCAGTAAACAAACGTGTACTGCTGGGCTGAATCTGGAGTCGGCCAAACCGTAACAGCCGGAACTTGAGCCCAATACACAATAGCTGCTGCGGTATGGGCTACGGCAATGGTTTCTTGCTGGCCACGGAAGCAGTTGTAAAGCGTGCCGGTCTTGGCGTTTGTGTTCTGTGTGATGTAGCCGTAGTTGATGATCTCGTCATCAATCTTAATAAAGCCAGTAGAAGGCAGGCCCGTCACGTCATTTAACACAATCTCAGTGCTCGTAGACGTAATAGTCGTTGTAAGTGTGGCTGCAATCGGGGAGTTCTGCCCGTTAAAGCGCTGAATCCAGACCTGAATTGGTCTAGCTTGTTGAATCTTGTTGGGGATCGTAGCGTAGGTAGAAACACTAATACGCGTGATTGTTAAGTCAGCCTGATTGTTTTGGATATTGGCTTGTGTACGGATCACGTGCTCAATTAAATCCACTGTGTCGTCCGGTAAAGCGTACGTGTTTTGGCCCTGTACCAGAGTGATCTCACCCTGCTCAATTGTCCACATATTGATGCCGCGATTGGCCCAATCTGCAAACATAATGTTTAGACTGCGGCGTGCAGTACGCAGGTCATAGCCAGTACGCAACTCGCCACCGGCGCGTTCAAACGCCTCCTCGACCAATTCATCGAGTTGGAGATTGAAGCTGGATGCGCCAGAAGTAATTGCCATTATCTAAACCCTGCTGTTTTCTTTGCGATCTTTTTTGGTTGGGCTACGAATTGTTTCCCGGCCTTTTTGCCCTTACGTTTCGCCAGCGTTGTTGCAGCGTACTCAGAAGGGCTGAGACTTTTGATCGCAGCGCTTGGAAGATATCTTTCACCCGTGTCAGAAGAGCGTTTGCCACTTTTGGTTCTCCATTTTTGGTCGCCCCAGTCTTTCAATGATTTCTGAGGCGCTTTCAATCTCGATACCCCCCGCCTGCTGCTTTGTACTTCTTAGCAACAAGTTGAGCTTTACGTGCTGACCACTGTCCCGCACCTGTACCTTGCGTTGCTGCGGCTTTTACTTGGGACACAATCCTCTTGCGAAGACTGGGCTTTGTGTAATTGCCAGCAGCGTTTACTTTACCACCATCAGCGTACTGAGTGAAGTCGGTGTCATCCCTGCGAGACTTACGTTTCGCACTTGGCATTTTGCTGGGGTTTATGTCCCCCATACCACGGGATGCCATCATGATTAGTACATCTTGCAGTTAGTCTTGCCTTTTGTGGCAATCCCGTCTGCTCGTTTGGAAGCTGTCATACCACCAGAAGCCATCTTTTTAACACGGCCACCACGCTTCATACCGTCGCCTTTGTAAGATTCTTCGTCTTTGCCGGAATAAGCTTTACGTTCTCTATCCTCGGCTTCAATTTCACGTCGATAGTTATCAACTTCTTCTTCATCTAAACGAGCCTTAGCATCTTTGGACAGCTCAACTTTATCGCGGCGATTTGCTGCTTTCTCGGCGGCGCTCCCAAGGCCAGACTTATCAACCATCTTTTTACCAAGACCAGTCTTTTCGTCAATTGCACGGCCAACCCCGTAACCAATTTCAAACGCAGCTACACCAGCACCACGGCGTCCAACCTTGCGGTTTTCAGCACGTTTGCCAGCTTCACGAACGGCATCTTTAGCGCCTCCGCTAAGCTTAGAAGAATCTACTTCACGGCCTTTTTTAGCTTTGGCAGTATCTTCACGGTCACGAGCAACTACGTCGTCTCTGAGTCCGGGTAGGTTGTCCCATCTTGTAGCCATAGTTACACCTCAATACATTTTGCAGTTAGTTTTGCCACGTGAAGCAATGCCATCAGCGCGAGAAGAAGCTGAGCCAACTGACCCGCCCTTAGCCTTTTTCTCGTACAAATCACCCATACTTACGCGTGAAGAGAGGTCATAAGCGGCTTCATTATCTGCAGCGGCTTTACGGTCTGCAACTTCTGCTTTAGCCTCTTGCATTTTTGCACGAGTTTCAGGATAGATAACTTCGTCTTGAGACCCGGGCGTACGCCGAGGCTTGTACTTTTTAGCTGCTGCTGGTGTCATTGGCATGATGGTTCCTTAGCAGGACTTGCCGCCCATGTTCATCTTCTTCATGCCGCCAGCTTTCATGCCCAGAGGCTTGGAGCCTTTCATTGCAATCATTGTGCCTTTTGACAAGCCTTTTGATTGGATGGCGTGCTCGCCCTTACCTTTGTTGCCGCCGGACTTAACCGCGCCCATCTTTGCTGTGGTGATGCCGTTACCAGTACTGCCACCCTTTTTCATGCCTTTACCATCACCGATAAACGCAGGTTTACCATTTTTCATAGGCATGCCACCGTCTGCGTATCCGCCCATGTTCATTTTCTTTGTAGCCATGATTCCACCTTCTTTCATAATTGACATCTTGCCATGAAGTGTCTTAGGTTTATTAACTTTTTGAAGATCGGGGCGGGACGTATTTGTGTCCTTACCAAACTTCATCCCTTTGCTCGCGCCGCTAAATTCTTTAGCAACCGATACCGGTACACCCGCAGCTTTTGCAAACTTTGGGTTGTGTGCAGCAGCATCCATGAACTGCTTTTGTTTTTCACTCTTCGCTGGCATTTACAGACTCCTTACGGTTAGTCAAACCACGAACGGTGTCAGACTCCCAGATACGGAGACCAAGATAGATTATTGTGAATAAAGAAGCCAAAGGCGGAAGCCACGTAGCCATAACACCAACAGTCGTTAAGACTGCTGCGCCATCTGCAACTGCTTTAGCTGTGTCATGCTGAGTCATACCATCCGCCCTCTTGTCTTGCCTTGTGTAGCGCAGCCATCAGCCGCAGTTACATAGCCACCATCCGCGCAGTTCCAAGCTCTCAAAGACTTATTGATCCGTGAATCTGGATCGTTGGCTGTCTTTGCGCTGGTCAGCTTCTTTTTCATTCCACTCATCCTCGCACAGAAAGAGTCGCGCCGGGAGCCGCCTTCGGGCTGGGGCCGTTTCAAATTCATGCCTTGCGCTTTCGCAGAGGCTCGCCCTTTGGCGTTTAAACCGCCACTCGGGTTCTTCCCTTCTGCTCTCTGCCATGCGGGGGACTTAGCCATAATAGACCTGAGCTCCGTCAATACCGCTCATATAAGCATAAATTCCATTTACTGCTAATACGCCTTCGCCGGGAATAAGGGGGGCATTTTGGAATTCGTCTGATGCGTGAGTTTCATAAGTCATTAACCAACGACTTGCGCCACTGACATAAAGCGCTGCTGGAGAACCTGTAATGTCTCCAGTATTAATGTCTACTAAAGTAAATGAATTT